CAACCGGATTATTAAGAGAAGTAGTAAATAAATGTGATATAATATTCATTTTATCAAATATATCGGCAATACAAATATTAGGTGACTGGACTCTATGGTATGAAACTATAGGGATAGATAATGTAGTTGTACAAAATGAAAAATCAATGAAATTGCCGATATGTTAGCACCACATACACTTTTGTAATTTGGTAGCACAATCCAGGCAAATTCTTGGTGCTAAATATAAATATCCAAAGGGATTACATATATGGTCCGGATTGCTATATCCATGAACCTTCTTTTTTCTACATTTTCTACATTTATATCTTGCGGGACATAATGGCACTTCGTTTTCATGAATTTTATGTTGTTTACATATGAATTCGTGTTTAGTAGGTTTCATATATTTTTCTATAGAGCTCATAGTAGTATTCTATATTGAGATTTTGTTGAACTCGTAAATAGTTGAATAAAATCGTATTTAGAAATAGTATAATGGATAATAAAAATAGTGAAACATCTTTATTCGATTTACCAAACAATATAAAATTAGAAAAGCCTGTATTTCAAAAAATGATATTTATAATGAATGCTTTAGATGAAGGTTGGAGTATTAAAAAATCGAAGGATTCCTATATTTTTACGAAAAAACACGAAAATCGACAAGAAATATTTCAAGAAGACTATTTAGAGAAGTTTTTATTAACAAATAGTTCATCGAATGCTTTATTATGCAAACAAATATAATATTTTTATCCTTATAAATATTATAATTTTATAACCAGACATTATCTAGTAAATACAAATATATTTAGGATATTACAACTGTAATTAGAAATTTACAATTGTAATTTAATAAATCGGCGATAAAATTACAAAAAATAGAATTATCGGTGAATATGGTATTAGAAAAATTATGTGTGTTTAGCAATAGTCTTTAAAAAAATTAATTATACGTTTTTTTCTGAAATTTTTTTCTTTGTAAAGTATATAATTCCATACAATGGCTGGAGGTTTAATGCAATTAGTCGCCTATGGCGCACAAGACGTATTCCTTACTGGAACCCCTGAGATTACTTTCTGGAAAGTCTCTTACAGACGCCACACTAACTTCGCAATGGAGTCCATCGAGCAGACCTTCTCCGGTCAAGCCGATTTCGGTCGCCGTGTTACCTGTACTATCAGCCGTAACGGTGATCTTGCCTACCGCACCTACCTTCAGGTAACTCTTCCCGAGATCAACAAATCTATGGGAAGTGGCGATAATCTTCATGCCCGTTGGTTAGACTTCGTAGGTGAGCAGCTCATCGCTCAAGTTGAGGTTGAGGTTGGAGGTCAGCGCATTGACCGCCAATACGGTGACTGGATGCACATCTGGAACCAACTTACCCTTTCCAAGGAGCAACAGGCTGGTTACTACAAGATGATCGGTCACACTACCCAGCTTACCTACCTTACCCACCCTGACTATGCTAACGTAGCTGGACCTTGCGCTGCCACCGGTGCCCCTAACCAGGTATGTGCTCCCCGCAACGCTCTTCCTGAGACTACTCTCTATGTTCCTCTTCAATTCTGGTTCTGCCGCAACCCTGGACTTGCCCTTCCTTTGATTGCTCTTCAGTACCACGAGGTCAAGATCAACATTGACTTCCGCCCCATCGGTGAATGCCTTTTCGCCGTAAGCGCTCTTACCGGAACTGGTGACTTATCCGTCCGTGCTGCTTACCAGCAATCTCTTGTTGCCGCATCTCTCTACGTTGACTATATCTTCCTTGATACCGATGAGCGCAGAAAGATGGCACAGAACCCCCACGAGTACCTCATCGAGCAGGTCCAGTTCACTGGTGATGAGTCCGTAGGTTCTTCCTCCAACAAGATCAAGCTCAACTTCAACCACCCATGCAAGGAGTTGATCTGGGTCGTACAGCCCGATGCTAACGTTGACTACTGCAACTCCCTTGTTGCTGGTGAGACTCTTTTCAAGACCCACGGAGCCCAGCCTTTCAACTACACCGATGCCATCGACTCTCTTCCCAACACCATTGCCGCTTATGGTGGTGTTGGTATCGCTACTGCAACTGATACCGATGACTATAACCTTGCTGGTATGACTAACACTGGTGCTAACAACGCTGCTGCTGCTGAGAATGAACCATCACAAGGTCTTTCCGATGCCGGTTCCTTCGTCCTTGCCGAGACCGCTCTTGACATGCACTGCTGGGGTGAGAACCCTGTAGTCACCGCTAAGCTCCAGCTTAACGGTCAGGACCGCTTCTCCGAGCGTGAGGGTTCCTACTTCGATACCGTCCAGCCTTTCCAGCACCACACCCGTGCCCCTGATGCCGGTATCAACGTATACTCCTTCGGTCTTCGCCCCGAGGAGCACCAGCCCTCTGGTTCCTGCAACTTCTCCAGAATTGACAACGCCGTCCTTCAGCTTGTCCTTTCTGCCGGTGCCGTATCCGGAACTGCCACCGCCAAGGTCCGTGTCTACGCTGTTAACTACAACGTTCTCCGTGTTATGTCAGGCATGGCCGGAATAGCGTATTCAAACTGATCAAATTTACAGTTATTGCGTGACCTACAAAGTATTTTAATAAAAAGGGTTTTCCCACAAAAACAAAATAAAAATTATAAAATACAAAAACAAAATAAAAAATGTAAAATAGTTAATCAATTACCCAGTCGGTTTTTGAACCTCTATAAAATATAATAAAAATATAATGTTTTTATTATATAATCAATCTAATTATTCGTTTCCTTTTTTGATTTCCTGTAATCAGCTAATTCTTTCGCTTTCTTTTTCTTATATTCTTCATCTCCATATTTTTTTCTTAATTCTTCTCGTTGTTTTTGTTTTCTAATACGTGCTTGTTCTCGTTTTTCTTCAGGTGTTTTTTTGTTTGTATTTTTTACAATATTTTTTGATGGTTTATGTCTTGTATATATAACTGTAGGGGGTTCTACTTTAATTTTGCATTTCATAAATAATTCAGTCATTGTATTAAATAATTCTATGAGTTCCATATCTTTTTTACACCTTTTTTCATTTAATACGCCCATTTTTATTCAATATTTAATTAAATATTAATTTATGAAATCTCTCAATAACAAACCTTTTAATTTGATTTATATTTTTATCTAACATTTCAACAATTTTTAAATAAAACTCTTTTGGTCTTTGTAAGATTTTTTTTTTTGATACAATAAATTGAGCACCCGCCCCAAATATGAAATTCATATTTTCATTTCTTTCACCAAATAGTTTTTCATAAGTTTCTATTAATGGTAATCCGCCATGATGTGGACAACCTTTTAAATTACAATCTAAAACCCTCTCACTTAAAAACCCAAAATCAATATTCAACTCTTTATTATTAACATAATTATTTAAATTAGATATTATATTTGGTGAATGGTCAAACGGGTATCCTTGTAAAAAAATAATGTAATCTGTTAAATTATCATAATTATCATAAATATGTTTATAATATGTATGACCTTCTCTACCAACATTATTCAATACAATATGATTATAATCATCACTTAACGGGGTTCCTTTGTTATAAACAATTACATTTGAAAAGTTTTTAGTCCATTCTAAACTTTCATTATATCTCGCTACTACAATACAAAAATTCATTTATGTATAAATATAATATAATTATTAAATTCTAAATCATTTTTGTAATATAGTTAAGAGTAAAAACTTGTAGAAAAACGTATAATTCCTTACTATTAGCTGGTGAAGTATAACGTTTCGAATATTCTTTTGTAGCTTGTAATTCGCTTTCTAATTGTGCTACCCTTTCTTTACATTCACCAATACGAAGGTCTTTATCCATTGTCTTATTTTACATCAAAACAATATTTGTCTTATAACGAAAAAAGTATATAATTAGACACTACCATAATAAGTATATTGATATTACACAATGAATAATCAAATTTATGAAGATAATTATACAAATATAGTTGAACCGAAATATGGAAACAAACGCGATGTAACCAAAGATGAAATACTTACACGCAATATATTGTTTTCCCATCCATACTCTATTTCAAAAACCGAACGAATAGACTTGACATCATATGAAACGTATAGTATAGACCCAATTGGATGTAAGGATGCTGATGATGCGTTCTCAATATATAATACTAAAAACAATAAATTATATTTCGCAATTCATATTGCTGACCCAACTGAATATATAGATTTAAGTTCTAATTTATGGAAAGATATAGTTTCGAGAACAACCACAAAATATCCATCAAATCGTGCCCCAATTCATATGATGCCCGACCAAGTGTTAGAATTATCCAGTTTACAGGGTTCAAAAGAAGGTAATACTAAAAATGCGATTACAGTATTATCTGAAATTAATTCAACCACATATGAACCTATTAACGAAATCAAATTATTATTTACACGAGTTTTTGTAAAAAAAGAAAATGCTTATAGTTATAATGATGCTGCCCTTATATGTAATGACATAAAAGCGTTTTCTATAGGATTAAAAATAAGCGAAACATTGAAAGCAAGACGTTCATTAAAAACAAAAGGAATCAAACTAAATGAAGTATCCACAGCATATCCTATATACGAAGATAATCACGTATATTTATACGAAGATACAAAACAAGAACGATTAATGAAACAAATGATTGCGGAATTTGCCATATTTGCGAACTCTTTTGTAGGGGAATATTTAAAAATCCATTTAAATACCGGTATTTTTAGAACGTGTAATGCGAGTGAATGGTTAAACACAGTTTATAGCGAAATATCCGGCGAAGAATTATTACAAGAAATAATAACAAATGGTATCCGAGCAGATTATATGGCTAATATAGAATCACACGATTTGGTAGGAATGCCCGAATATTGTCATTTTACATCACCCATTCGTCGTTTATCGGATTGTGTATGTCATTATTTGCTGAAATATATCTATTTCAAACATAAAGGTTATAATATGCCCTTTTCCGAACAAGAATTAGAACGATTAGCTACAAAATGTATGAATACAACCCGTTTTGAGAAGAAAAATCAATATTTAGATATCAAATTTCGTTTATTACAAGTAATGGCGAATATGATTTATGAAAGAAAACAAATAACTATTGAATATTATATTACAGGTTATAGTGGTCTATTCTTGAATATTATTATTTGTAAAATAAACCAGTTTCACGTTCATATGTCATATACACTACGTGTTCGTGATTATGTGAAGGATATTGACCCAAAAAAAAAAGATTTTATAATCATTAGACGTGTAAATTGTTTTACGAATTATGATGAAAATACAATACCCGAATTAGACGCATATTTACTATAAAAATTATTTGTAAAAGTATCATAAAGATAAAATGTTAATCTATATTAGATAATGAATGAATATTATATACTACGGGTTGGCAATTTTGCCACAAACGCAAATACAAAAATATATTATAGCTTGTTTACAATAATGTTATGCATTGAAGAATATTTGACAATTAATAAAATGGATTGTTTCAATATAATGATTAATTCAACAGTTATATAGTCTATAATAGAATTTATATTACACGTAAGCAAAACACGCATAATAAGACCAATGAATCTCTATATTTTAAATAATAAATATCAATTACCAATGCAAGTAGGTGTATTTTTACAAGGTTTTCAAGAAGGTGGTTGTATAACAACAATAGGATTATATTTTGGAGATAGGATACATATAAGAAAATATTTTTTATTCCTTCACTTTATAATCCTTTTTATAATTTGGAGTGTTAGCACTAGAAAACTTCAAAACAAAATCTCATCAAAAAGACAAGTGAATACATATACATCAATAGCATTAATGAGTTCAGTAACCACATATAATATTATAAAACTCTACCAAAATCCATCACATATACAACGAGCAATAAATATGTTATTTGTAATGATATACATATCTTCATATTGGACGTGTATAGCTTGGTATAAAGGTTTTCGTAAAGTGAGGGTTTATCAAACAATATGCGGTGAAAAAATGAGAATAATAAATAAATATAATACAATAAATGTATTGGGATATGACGTAATTTTTGAAATAGGTATGGCATATTTATTCTTTTATTGCTATTATATAGAATCCAATATGCTAACTATATAATCACATATTACTATCACAATTCACAATTATTTTTATGCAGTGTCTTACATCTAAACAATAACTATTCAATCGTTGTAAAATCATATTACCTAATCCTATATTTTGGTAATCTTTGCGTATCATGATATTTTCAATATATCCCATTAGACTTAAGTTGGTTGATGTGTTTGTAATAATAATAGTTCCAGTGCCTATTATCATATGTGTATTTACATCTTCAACAACAAAATATACATAATCATTTTCTAAACTATCTAATATTTCACGTGTTCTTAATATACTTCGATCAACTTCTGACAATAAACTCATAACATCATAATATGAATGTTGTAAATCAGGATATCTTAATCTTCGTATACATAATGTTTTACCAGACAATATAAAAACGGGGTTCATAATACTATACAATTATATTATTCCAGATTCAATAAAATTGATTAACTTTATATGATTACTTATATTACAAAATAAGTAGTTACTTAAACTATATATGCAACGGTAAATAAAATGTCTTATAATGGAGAAACCGAAACTATAGAAGAAATATATATTGAGTCATTGGAACAATTATGCGTAGAAAGGGCTAAAAACAAACAAATTAATGAAGATAACAGTTATATAACAAAAGATGGATTTATATGGAGAATGGCACAAAGAACAAACGTATTTGGACGTCATATTTTGGATAAAGATGCTAATCCACTGTTCTTATTTTCAAAAATAGATGTATTATTTCATTATGTCGTTATGATAGTCTCTTTTATAGTAATTATATTAATTATAAATCATGAGTACAATACTAGTAAACAAATTAATTATGCGATTAATGAAAACCCAAATCAAGTAATAACATCTTGTCAATATTTGGATAATTACTGGGATTATGAAGGATATATGATTAGCAATCCAACCGAATGTGTTAATATATATCATAATATTATAGGAAATAGTAAATATATGCAAGGTAGTGGGGTACCACGTTGTACTTCTGAACGTACCGATAATTCCAAAATAATTCATATAACTAATAATGATTGTATTAATTTTGGTAAACAAATAAACGAATGGGAACAAATAAAAAACAATAATCCATCATGTAATCTACGTTCAGATATGATATCGAAGTTAATGTGTTATAATGAAAATATTGTAGATATGTTGGGTGGTAAATCAGAACCTTGTGAAGAAACATATTTGCGGTATTGTGGTCCAGTATTACAAGAAACAACAAAATCAACTAGTACTATGCTGATGAATATATTAACCTATACTGGTTCAACATTAACCGTGATAATATTCATTTTTAATCAAATTATATTGGCTATTAAAATGAACTACGCAAATAATTTAACTAAACCAAAAGACGATAATTCAATTAATAGTAAAGATATAGAAGAAGGACGTTATCACGAAAATGGTAAAGTGTATATTATACCTCCTTCTATTGTAGATAATCAAAACAAAACGGATATAATCGAAAAAGAATAAAAATCAAACAGTATTAGGATTAAAAAAATAAAAAGGACAAATAGTCTTTTTTATTTTTGGATTACGTGTTATATTATTTTTCAAACATTATCATAAACATTATGGGGTATTCTATGTTGAAGACCGATTGAAGTAGTATTATTATCAATTGTATCATCACTACTCATATCTTGAATATCAATAATATCTGGTTCAGTTGTTTCGTTTTTTCTTCCTTTGTTTCTAATATATGATTAACCTCTGCTACAGATTCAGTTTCAGAATCAGTTTGTAAAGGAGTATCTAATTCAGAATTACGTTCATTATCAGTATCATCATTCAGATAGTCTTCATATCCGTAGTGTATGTATTTTTCTAAAGCATTGAAAATTATAGTAAGAAAAGACATTAGTAAATAATACCCGATATTTTTATACTGGTTATAATGTAAATTGTTTGTCTTGGTAAAATATATATATTTATTTGTAAATCGTATAAATACAAAAAAACAATACTATTAAAATACTAAATATGTATCGTTCAAACGTATTAAATACCCAAAATGATTTATTATTAAGCAATTTGATGGAATTTTATAACAAAAATGATAATTTGGATAAAATGATGAGAATTATTAATGGTGAATCCGAAATATCACTTCGAATTGTGGATTGGTTTGTTACCAATTTCGCTAAAAAATATTATACTGTCTATGAAATATCTGTAAAAAAGGATAATGAAGAAAATGCAACAAGATTCAAAGTATATAATGATTATAAACTAAAATTAAAGGCATATTCTAAAAAACGATTTGACCCATTTTGTCGATGGGATAGAATATCCATACCATATAATGAAGACAAAGTAATGGAAACAACTATAGGTCAATTAAACTTTTTTAAATGGGCTATTGATAACAAAATTATCGACTATATTAAAAATAATTATGAAACAATAGAAAGCGATATGAATAAACGTAATATAACAACCAAGAAGCGTGTCACATTAGATAATACATCTAATGAGAAACCCGAAAACAATAATACAAAAACTAGAAAACGTCGTGAAGAATTATCAGTATCAGCTTGTAAAACAATCAAAAAAGAAAATGTAAAGATTATAGTAAAATTTAATTAATAATTTATTTGGATGCATTAGATGAAGGTGAATTCGGTGGAGGATCAATACTTTCATTATAAGTTATAATATTTTGAATAAATTCTTCTATTTGTGAAATCCATTTATTCCCAGGATCATTGATATCATTGTCAATATATGATGCGTCTTCGTTAGTTAATAAATTTAAAACCTTTATTGAGTTTGTGCTATTATCACAATCCCAATTATCATATTTACTCAACCATTCATCGTGATATTTTTTACATTTTTCAAGATAAGATAATTCAATTCCACCTTCACCCTCTCTTGAACGTTTCTGAATACGTTTAAAACATACATCTGCGTCGGAATTAATGTATATGTGTCCTGCAACGTTAAAATCTCTTGCGTGTTCGTCAGCCATTAATCTGTATATTTTGTAATCTAAATCGCTAATAACCCCATCATCATGCAACATTTTAGCAAATATTTCTTTATCGGCATCAACCGAACGTTCGCATATTAGCATATCACAGTCAGGATTATTTATAATAGTGTCACGTATTAATGACAATCGTGTAGTTAATGCCATAACTTGAAATTGAAAAGCATATTTAGAAGGTTCTGCGTAAAATTTTTGTAATATGGTTTCTCCGTTATTATCCTTAATTGTTTCCCAAATATCAACTGGTTCTTTTACAAAAATAATATTTTTCTTGTCTTGGAATCGTTTTTGTAATTCTTGCACGATGGTGGTTTTACCAGCACCAATATTTCCCTCAATCGAAATAATAACGGGTTGACACATTTTGGTAGATTAGTTATAGATAATCTGAATATAATTATACATAATTCTAAATGAATATAGTAAATTCAATTTTATATTACAAAGAAAAATATGATACTAATATATACTAGTATGGAAACAGTTCCACTTACTGATGTAAATGAAGTCGCTGTAAGCGAAAAAAAGACAGAAATATCTACTAAATCTAAATGGCAATCATTTAAAGATGAAATAAATGCGATTAAAGAAATTGTTAGCGACCAAGATTTTAAACAGAAGTCTGGTGCTTATGTAGCATTTACATTAGAAATCTATCGTGTATTAATGGGAACATTATTGGTATTTTTCGTCCCTCAAAAATGTGGTGACCACCTTTGTGGAATTAGTGACATAATTTCTAAGACTGATGCTAATTACCTTGGTAATGTTGGTGTTAATTTAGCTACATTTGCTGCGTTTTTCTTAATGTATATTATTGAACTTCGTCGTGAAAATAAAATGATTTCTTACTTAGAAGTCAATAAGGAATTCCCTGCTGATAATGATGCTGTAGGAGAGGCATTGCTACTTTTACCAGAAGAAAAAAGAAAGGTAATTTTGAATTTAGATGGTTCTTATCAAATTTCTTGTTATATTGCTGCCTTCTTTTACATAGCAAATTCCGTATACAGTGGATTAACTATATATGAGAACTTTTATGATAGCAAGACAACAACTGTATTTGTAACCAACTTGCTATTTTTAGTAGGCAAATTAGTAGATGTATATGGATTAGCCAATACTGAAACTAACATCTTCTATTCTGCTTACTTGAAAGAAAAGGTCCAATATAACTATGCTGACCCTGATAAAATCAAGGAACCAAAGGTAGTTGAAGTAACCGATGTAGATGAACCCAAGGAAACCGCATAAGTATTCAAAGTGTAAATAACATATTACGAATAAACATGTTATTTACAAAACTGATATAGGCTTATAGAAAAGTATATCCAAGTATTTACTTGTAGTTGGAAACTCATCATTTCCGTAAACATCCTGTAATAATAGCCATTCAAACATACCGCCCATATACAAGTATATATCTGTAAAACCTAAACTCGATAATTGCTTTGCCTTCTTCTCTACGCTTTCATCATTCGTATTTTTTCCATATATAACAAACTTTGGATTGAAGTCATATTGATTAATATATTCGTTTATCACCTTTTCTTCCGTTTGGTAAGATATTGTGTTTTTAATTAGACAATGTTGTTCGTTTGATATTAATGTATTTATAATAACATATTCTTTTGGTCTTGATATAATTAATTGCATATCTTCAAATGATATTTTTTTATGTGTTTGCTGGAAAAATCCATTAAACATTTCTATAGTAAAGGGTATGTATATTTTTATATGTTTTAGAAAATTGAATATAAATATGTTAATATACTAATATCAAATTTTTAAAGACCAACAACCAAAATGGATCTCACGCAACGTAAATTATCAAAGTCGGAATGGGAATCGATTGAAAAACCGGTTTCATCACAAGAAAAGGAAATTTTACAAATGTTGAAAGAAGGTTTTAATAATGTTGATATTAAAACAAATAAACATCAGTCGCTATTCTCATTTGTAAAAATCGATAAAAATGATGGAACCGAGTTGTTGTTATTTCAAAAATATTTTGAACCTCTTTTAAAGGAAATTATTAAAAAGTATGGTAAAAATAACACGGAATTAACAAGTATCGAGTTTCCAGGTGCAGGGGGTAAGTTAAAATCATTAAAAAGCATTGATAAATTACGAATTCAAAATCTAGAATCAAAAATTAGCGAAAATAAAACCAATATATTTGAGTATGTATTGTTGGATTTAGTTACCCAGTTACTACGAAATATATACAAACGAAAACAAAAATATGCCTTTTACTTATACACACTATTACAATTAAAAAAAGCTACTATCCATAACATTAATCACTATTTCGTAGATGTAATGGACCAGATTATCAACTATGTGAATTCATTTACAAAAACTAGCGAAATTATAACCAATGCTTATGAATTTATTGAAAAAAATACCTATTTACTGAAATATGAAGATAAAACTCTATTTTCGCATCAAAAAGAAATATACAATATAATAAAAAAGAATGAAGGACCGAAACTAATTTTATATACAGCGCCTACTGGCACTGGTAAGACGCTAACACCGATAGGATTGTCTGAAAAATATAGAGTTATATTTGTATGTGTAGCTCGTCATATTGGTCTTGCTTTGGCAAAATCGGCAATTTCAATGGAAAAGAAGGTAGCATTTGCTTTTGGTAGCGAATCAGCAGACGATATTAGACTACATTACTTTTCAGCAGTGGATTATACACGCAATGTTCGTTCTGGTGGCATAGGTAAAGTAGATAATAGTGTAGGAACCAATGTAGAAATTATGATATGTGACGTTCAATCATATAATACTGCTATGCTTTATATGTTGGCTTTTAATGAGGCAAATAATATAATAACTTA